TGTATAGGGTTGACTAAAGTGTTTGAATTGAGCTTTAGTCATTCCTCTACCATTATCATCAACAATCAAGTGACCATCTTTATGATAAATATGTACTTTTTTGGTAGAACTATCATTATATTTTAACCCATTTCTAATTAAGTTATCTATAGCAGTACAGAATAAGGGTTCATTTACTTCTAATGATGGTAATTCATCTATTGTAACTTGAGATTTGTATGAAGTAGATGATAAATATTCCTCTAAAATTTTATTTAGGTCCAAAAATTCTTTCTCTAATACAGCATCTTTTTTAACTAAATTAGTAAATTCTTTCACTCCATTATAAACTCTTTGGGCGTGTTTAAGACCCTCTTCCAACATTTTCATTGGTGATTCCAAACGGAGTTCTTTTATTTTATCCCCTGTAATTCTTCTTTTTAATGATGATAATCCTCTTGGAATGTAAGTATTAATTCCGGAATGCATATCATGTCTTAATATTTTGGCTGCATGTTCTAGATAAGCATTTTTTCTTTCTATTTCCTGTTTTTGGAGAACTGAATCTGTTATGTCAGTTACTACTTTTAATACTTTTTCTAATTTACCATTTTCATCCATAATAGGATTATAGGTACCTTGAATATAAACTGTGTCACCATTCTTTTTATATCTAACAAATTCTCCAGTTCTATATTTTCCATTTCTTAACGATTTCCAGAAATTATCATATTCTTTAGATAATGTGGTTTTTTCATCTACAAATATAGAATGATGTTGATCTACAATTTCATCTAAAGAATAACCCATTAAATCCAAAAAGTTTTGATTAGCTGTTATGATGTTACCATAAGGGAAGAATTCTATAACTGCATTTGATTTGTCAATAGCTGATATTACATTTTCTACTTCTTTGGATTTCTTATCAACCATATCTAATGAATCCATTAATTCAGTGATGTCTTGACTTACAGAAAGAAAACCAATGTGTTTACCATTTTCATCAAATTCAGCCATCATCCAAGTATTAACTATATAACACCTTTGGTCTTTATGCATGTTAGTTACTACTTCTTGCCAGATTGATTTGTATTCAACTGTTGTTTGAATGGCGTTATCCCAAAACTCTTCATTATGTTTTTTAGTACAACCCAATGAATTAAATGGTTTTCCTAATAATTCATGTGGTTTATACCCTGATGTTCTGCAGTATAATTCATTTACGAAATTGATTTTACCATCAGCATCTGCTCTCAATACTAAACAGGAATCATCTAAAATATCTTGTAATGCTTTTCTATTTATTTTTTCTTTTCTATTATTATTATAAACCTGCCACCCCAAATAGAAGAAAAAGGGCATGAATAAAATTACTGAAATATATTCAAATACATCTACTGATTGTGTATGAGTGATAATATCAAATACTCCTAATGTCTTTACCACAAAGAAAGTAAGCATTATGAGAGTTGCTATTATTCCACAAAGAACTGTTTTGATATTGATTTTCATTATGTGTAAGTTCCGGATACTAATGATGGTGTATAACCTTCAGTTGAGTTAATTACTTGACCTTTATTTAAGGTTATACCCATATTAAATGCAGTTAATCCAGTTGTTGTTTTTCCATCAACTATTGATGCACCTTTTGCACCTAATCCAATTACATATTGTTCGGATTTTGCGTTTAGAGTAATAGTAAAGGCTCCATTAAAGTATACTGATGTTTCTCCTTTATTTATAATTGATGGGTAAATTTTACCGCTAACCTGCCAAGTAGTAGCACCGGTTTTTTCATCTAATGTTCCTTTGTCGACTTCTGCCCATTGTATGGCATTTTTAGCAGCTAATCCACCAATAGTGTTTTCTTCACCTCCACCTCCAGCAGGTTGATCTTCATATACTCCTGGTAGTGCTATAATAATAATAGATTCTGTACTTCTATTAGTATAATTACCAGTAATAGGGTATGAACGTTTAGAATCAGCTGGTGCAGTGTAGGGAGCTTCTAAATTATTATCTATAACCCATACTTTATCACTTTTACTATACCATAAAAATGTTGATTCACCATTAATGGTTCCTGAGTAGGTTGGTAGTTCGTTAATTTTTGTTGATAGAGATCTTGTTAATTCTCCTTGAGCATACTTATTCTCACCATTTACTGTTACATAATCAACTGCTTCAGGATATAAATTACTTTGTGATTCTGATGATGGTTCTTCTTTGTTTGTAGTACCTTCAAATATGGTTCCTAAATTTTGATATTCTTCTGCTTCTTTTTGAACAATATCTTCAGACCTAGTTTTGATTTGTGTTGTTGTATAGGTTCCAGCATATAATGCAGTAACATCAGCTTTGATTTCTCTTTTAGCTAAACGGTTTTGAGCCATAATAGAAGTGACTCCAAACTCTTTATCCATATTACTATCATTAACAATCTCCTTCACTCTAGATAATTGATTATCAAGAGCTTCTCTTATTGCTTGAGCATTAGTAGTTGATACATTACTATCTACTCGCATTAGAGTATTTTTAAAGGTATTTTTAGAGTTTTCATCCGTTGAAATAGATAGGAAATCATTATCTCTACAAAGGGATCCTATTTGAGAATAAAAACTTTCTTTAGCTTTATTTAATGTTTTACCACTAGCTGCCCTATGTGCTGCTTCTCCTGCTACTTCAGCTGCTGATTCTAGTGTGGTGGCTAATCCTACTACTTTAAGAAAATCGCCATCCCCAGCTGCTAAATCGATAAAGTTTTCTTTTTTAATTCTTTCTCGTTTAGAAGCAGGAATATTAATATCATATACTTTAGCTGCGAATTCAAAAAATTCGGCTGTTGCCTGATTTTCTGATTTACCTGTATCCATTATCTCTTTAATAGCAGTAGTAATAGGAGAGATAATAGTTGAACCCTTAGGTGCTTTTAAAGTACCTGTAAATGCTACACCTGTTACTGTATCAGTTCCTCCTGTTAGCTCTATATCTCCCGAAGGAATAAAATTAAATGTAAAGAATCCGTTTGCATCTGTTGTGGTGGTTATTCCTTCAGCTACAGCTAAAACTGTTGCTCTGGCAATAGGTCCATCAATCCCCTGACCTGAAAAACCCCCAAAAGCTGGTCCATTTCCTGTGGAACCCGCACCTAGTTTTTTTATCATTTGGAGATAAAGATTTTCCTTTTCTCTCTTTTCAGCCTCAAATAAAGCTAATTCTCTTAAATATTTTTGTTTAGCTTCTTGGATTGAAAGGTTAATATTATCTGGTCTTTGTAGAAATATTTGCCAAGATCCGGGATTAGGTACACCTAGTAACATTTATTATTTTTGTTTATAAATATTTAACTTTTTACAAGATATCTATTTTTCTTTCTAATTAAAGTAATAGAATCAGAATAAAGAGAGTCACCTTCCATGTCCATAATTTCGTTAGGATTAAATTGCGCTCCTAAAAATCTAGTTTCAAAATGTAAATGAGGTCCTAATGAATTTCCTGTACTACCTATTCTACCAATAGGTGTACCATTTGTAACGGTATCTCCTTCTTCTACTAATAATTCTCTAAAATGAGCATAGTAAGTTTCAATACCATTAAAGTGTCTAATAATAACTAAGTTTCCATATCCACCATTATATCCATAGCGGGACCATCTTACTACTCCATCAAAAGCTGATCTAGCAGTATCTCTATTATTGTATCCAATATCTAGAGCACCATGCCAACCTTGACGTCTATAACCATAACCACTTGTAACTTTACCTCCTACAGGAAAAGTAAATTCACCTGTATCTAAAACTAAAACTAAATTTACTGTATCAGGATATCCCTTATAAGGTTTAAAGTGCATATAACTAAGATCTCCTCCTTCATATAGCGTGTCAGCTTTTAAAGTGTCGGGAATTATGGGTAAAGCTTCATCTTGAATTTGTATTGGAACTAGTTCTGGTATTGGGTGTTGATTAGTATATGTTTTTTGCATGAACATAAAACTAATTGCCAACAATAGCATTGCTAAATAATATTTTTTCATAATAAATATTTGGTTGAAAAATATGGCTAGATTAAGCCTCGATATGTAATCGTTGGAAATACATATGAACAAAGTGTTGTAAAATATAACTTGGAACTAATTGAACTACCGAGTCATTAGTAGGTCTCCCATGAATTCTTTACCCTAAAAACAAGTTTATCAGCTTGATATGCATAGTCTACCCAATATACTTTATATTTAGCTTGATAAGCGTAATCACACCAATACCAATGATGTCTTTGTTCACTAGCTTGATATCGATAATCAGCTACCCAATATTTAATATCAGCTTGCCAAGCATAATCTACTTCATACACTAAAATATCTGCTTGGTAAGCATAGTCTACCTCAAACATCAATTGTGAAAAACCTGTAATAGGTAAGAATAATAAAATAAATAAGAATTTTTTCATTTATTAATTATTAGGTTTACTTGGGATTGGGGTTCCTACTGGGTATGGAGCATTTTCTTTAGCTGCTGTTACTGATGTTTGTCCATCTTTAGTGGGATGGGGTTTCCGGAGTGGAACAGCCATATGATTAAGAGGCCCATAACATTTAGATAAGATAATACCATTATCAAGTGTATCAATTATTTCACAAGGCATTTGAAACATATCACTCTCACTAGTAATCGGAGAACTTAAGTCTATAGTAAATTCACGATTTGATGGAGGTAATAATTCCCATTGATCCGTGTCCGGATTAAATTGAGGTATTGTATCTGAATCTGAAAAATACCAAAACAAAGACCATACAGTTTCTTTTGTTCCGTCTGGGGTCTGGAAATTGTCTTTAGCATTAAATTCTCCTAAAGAACCTTCACCATACATTGCTAAACTAGAAATAGAAGGTCCTTCCAGTACAGGACAAATAGCACACCCCTCATCAAACTCCTTGCCTTGGATAGTTATTTTTTTCCCTGTAGGTACTGCACTCGATGCTCCACAAAACGCAAACTTACCATGGTGAATCCTTAATATTTTTTTAGGGTGTTCTGTTTGACAACCAAACAATAATAAAGTTATAATAAATAATACTGATTTTTTCATTTTAATTGATTTTTTCATTTTAATATTTTTAGTTTTAAATATTAGTACTCCCAGGAGGAATCGAACCTCCATCAAAGCTTTAGAAGAGCCTCGTTTTATCCGTTAAACTATGGGAGCATGAGTTAATTATCTTTTTCCTCCATCATAGACTTTAGCATGACCTTCTGTAATTAACATTTCGTTTATACTCCAACCATCTTTCTGTAGGAATATTTCTCCTAAGCATCTACCATATTTACCTACACCATGAGAAACTAGAATAAAATTATTATCGTTAGACTCTAATTGGTCAATTAAGTATTGTTTAGCAGCCAATCCTTTCTTTTTTTCTTCAAGATTTCTGGTACGGGATTCCCAAGCATCTAATCCATGAAGTCTAATACGGACTTTTTTCCAAGTATCAAATCCTAAATCTACTAGAGCATCAACAGTATCTCCATCTACTACTCTATCTACTTTTGCGTTGTATGTATACATTATTTAGGTCCTATATAAGTTAAGTTACGTAATCGATAAATATTCTTAAATCGATTCCATTCAGGAATCCATTCTATACAAAAATTAACCATACCTGCATCATAGAAAACATAAACGGCGCTTCCTGGTTCATCAGGAGATTCTAAAGCATAGATATCAGCTCTAGATTCAGCATCATATTGTAAAAATGTAACATCCATGACATTACTGGTTTGTTCTATGTAATCATAAATTACAATATTATCATGATAAAATGAAACTTTAAGATCTACTGGTCTAGTTTCTTCTATAACATAATATTCATCTGAATATTTTACTGGGTCTAAGATTTCCATTGTTTTACAAGTGAAATCAAAACCTGTTAGTGATTGAGATATTGCTACTAACGGAGCAAATAATAATAAAAATAGTAAACGCATTATAATAATTTAGTGGTAATATGCTAATAGATTAAGTTCTTTTTTTACTTTATTCCAATAACATTTAGTATTGTGATGGCTACTACCAGATGGTCCTCCATTCCAGCATCGAGCTATTGTCTCCCAGTCTGAATCAGAATGATAGTATTCTCTCCAGATATGAAACATTTCAATTGATTTCTTTACACTAAGACGATCAGTATAAACATATCGTACATCGTTTCCATTTTTTTCTTGGATACGATTAACTTCTCTAACCATAATAGGCCATATCTGCAGCACTCCAACTGCCCAACCTCGATCTCCTTTAGCGGTAGAATCTCCTCTTGATTCAACTTGAATAATTGCTTCTACTAAGCAGTCAATAGGCATATCTTCATATTGTGCTTGAGATACGCTTAAAGATAAAAGCAGTGGGATAGTTAATAATAATTTTTTCATAACGTGATTTATTTAAATATACAAAACAATTTTAAAATAACCAAATTTACCTTGGTTTTCTCCCTATAATGGGTTTAAGTATGTGTTTAAGGATTGTACTCCTGTAAAGCGTTTAACTTCTCTTCCGTCTTTAACTAATACAACTGTAGGAACACTTCTAACTCCATAGTCAGAAACTGTTTGAGCATCTGTATCAACATCAATTTTAGTTACGGGAATAGTTTTACTTACTTGTTCCATTACAGGTTTCAGTGTTTGACACGGTTGACACCAACTTGCTGTGAAAAGTAGATATTTCATATTTCTGTTTCTTTAATTAATTCATTTCCTTTTTCTCTCAGTAAATACCCTGTATGATCTATTCCTAAAGGTTTAGCTTCAGACCAATCACTTGAATATTGAAATTTTCCTCTTTTAATACCTGTAAATACTTCTCCGTTTTGATTCATAACTACATAAAGTTCCGGAGCTACATATTTACGGTACTTTCGTTTTTTCATTCCTTGAATATAATAAAAGAGGTTATGGTAACCAAATATTTATCTGATTTTGTTTTGTTAATTTGGTACATTTACAAACCAATCTGGACCAGCTAAAATATTTAATATTTCACTATGTGTATATGGTCCTTGTTTAGTAGTTAAAGCAATTACAGACGAAGGCATATCGCCTTCATACTTAACATATGTTTTAGTGCCATCAGCAGTTTTTTGAACAGTATTCACAGATGTAATTAATACCTGATCGAAGTCTATAGTACTAAGTTCGCTTGTATTAAATACGACATATTTTCTAGTATTACTCATAATCCAAATCTTTCTTTCATTGCATTATAATTAATAGATACTTCATCAGCAGTTAAGTATTTATGATATACTCTTGCGATTGGTACTTTACCTTCTACTGCTCTATAAAAATATCCACCAAAAACCCATGAACCTAAATCTACTCTTTGTGCATTACTAGTTCCATTACTATAGGTTCCGGTGGTTGAAAATCGTTCTACACTATTAACATATATTTTTCGATCAGTAGTTGATTGTGTCATTACAATATGGTACCAATTATTTGTAGATATAATACTATTAGTACATGTAAATTTAGAAAAAGATCCATCTGTAATACCATATATTCCTTCTATGGTTGCTATTGCTCCACTACCTCCACTATCATTTACTGTATGATAAATACCCCAGTCTAGATAAGGGGCAGAATCTCCTCCTCGACTAAATATTACATTTCCTGTTGTTTGAGCTCCATTACCTGTGGGATAGTACCAAACCTCAATAGTGTTTGATACAGGTATGTTAAATGGGCTTGATGAATTATTAAATCTTATTAAATCATTAGTTCCGTCAAAGTCAATAACTCCTAGATTATTATTTTCAAATGTAGGACCATTTGTAAATGTTCCATCTTCAGAATTAACTAAGTCTGTACATGTTGTTCCTGTTCTAGGATAACATGTAAATTTAGAAGAATCCATATTGAATTCTAACCCATCAGTTATGATAGAAGTATCTGATTGTGCTATTGCTCCAATTTTACTCACAGTACTATGTTAAGTCACCCATTAAGTGGAATGTAGTAGATGAAACTTTTTTAAGTACTGCTGATGAGCCTTGTTGAGCTAATCTTATACTACCATTCTTAGATATTACTGTTGTACCAGAAGCAGATTCAAATAAGAATTGACCTGCTGATGATGACTGGAAAAATTCATATTCAGCTCCTACTGGGGTAGATGAATTTATAACAATAGATGCTGTTAAGTTTCCTCCTACAATGTGATATTTACCAGCATTAGTTAAAGAAGATGAGATAGGAAGAGAGGTGTGAGTAATAATTGGTTTACCTGCTTGAAATAATCCATTTCCTTCACCTATCACATCTCCACTTACCTTTACATCACTAGAAGCAGTAACATCCTGAAAGAATCTAATAGAACTATCATTATATCTAAAGCGTGCAACTGGATTATTACCATAACTATTAAAATCTATAACATCAGCTTTTACAACTAATGCTTCTTCACCAGCTGAGGATCCAATTTCAAGAATAGAATTAGCAGTAGTTCCAAAACTATTTAATGTTATCTTACTATCCTCAAATCTAATAAAGGTATCTGCATCTTTTCTAATTTCATCTATATTTGTTATATGGCGAAGTGAACCTGTATTGGCAAAAATATCTCCACTTGCACTTATGTTACCAGATGCCGTTATATTATTTATTATTGTTTGATCTAAAGCACCTGATATATGAATTTTTGCATAATTACTTCCTGAACCAAAGAATATGTTTCCTTGATTTAAATTTGGAACATCATTAGTTCTATTGATAGCTGATACTTGTAAACTTTGAACTAAAGTTCCATTTGTTTTTAAAACTATACCAACATTCTGTATTAAATTTTGGTCGTTAGTATCAGGTTTTACATTAGTTAACCCCCCATTTTGCCCAACATAAAGTACCTGTCCTTCTTCTACTGTAATTGAACCTGGTGCTAGTGTGATATTATAGTCTGGGAAAATTCCTGTTGTTACAGCATATCCATCTTTTGTATCTCCAGTTGGAGTTAGATCTGTTGCAGCAATACCAAATGCAGGCATTGTGTCAGAATTACTTGAATCTGCTGATGCTGTTACTACTAATACTCTTGTACTTCCTCCTACAGAACCTACAGTGTGTAATGGTGTTCCTGCTGTAATGGTAAATGATTCATTATTTCTAACTTGAACTACTAATCTTTCTCCATGACCCATAGATAGATTACCTAACCCATCACTTACAATTACAGAACCATCTGTTCCATCAGCAGATGGATAATTTAATCCTGAAGCTGTAAATGAGCTAGTAACATTTAAAGAACCAGATATTATAACATTTTGTTCTAATGGATTAACATATGAAGCTGTATCAGAATATGATGCTGATGGTACATTAGTAATAGCAGCGAGTTGTTGTCCACCATTTGTTCTAATAGCTGTAATGTTAAAAGTGCTATTATTGTATGCTATAATATCAAAATTATTTGATGCTTCTTCAGCTAAGGATGCAGATGTAATATTTCCTACAATTAAATTTGTAGTAGATGCACCTTGATCTGTTACTTGTTGTAGTGTAGGAGTACTTCCACCTCCCCCGGTACCAGTTAACCCACTACCATCTCCTACAAATGAACCAGAAAATGAACCTGATAGAATTATAGTGGATGATAGTTGATTTCCTGTTATTTTTCCAACCATTATATATTTTTATTTTATATGGATATTTTTACATTTCCTGATCCGTCTCTATATAAGCGGCCTACAACACCAGGGTCTGAAGTAGGTAAATTTGTGAAATCAATGCTTTCTCCACTAATTTTTAAAGAACCGGCTGACCCTGTAGATGAAGCACTACCACTTATGTTGCCAGATACTGTTAAGTTTGATGGAACCGTTACAGGTTGGTTTTGGCCTGATATACCTAATGTGATATCAGTACCTGATAATATAGTGGGTTGAAGTATTCCTCCTCCTAATTGAACGGCACTAGCTGCAAATTGTGCAATATCTACTCCATTTGAAATAAATTTATTTGCTTCTATTTCTCCACTTGAGCTTATATTATTAGATGCGGTTATATTAGTGGTACTAACATTAACTATAGTAGTAACATCTAAAGTGGAAGATTGTATGTGATCAAATGAACCTGTTATACCAAATACTGTATTACTAGCGCTTACTAGGGATGCTGTTACATTAGTAGTATTAACATTAGCTATAGTAGTAACATCCAAAGTAGAGGTTGTTACATGGTCAAATGAACCCGTTATGCCAAATACTGTATTACTAGCGCTTACTAGGGATGCTGTTACATTAGTAGTATTAACATTGTATATTGTGACAACACCTAAGGTAGATGTTGTTACATGATCAAAGGAACCACTTATGGATGATATGTCACCACTTATACTTACATCAGCTGAAGCAGTTATAGGTTGCAAAGTTCCAGATCCTATGCGTATAGCTTTACCAAATATTTCTAATTTACTCCCAGTTGATCCTAATTCTAAACTACCACTGATAAATCTTGCAAATTGTCGTCCGTTTGAAATAAATCCATTAGCTTCAATAAAGCTAGCTGTTATATGTTTAAATGAACCCGTTACCCCAAACGCATCCCCACTAGCACTAATATTCCCAGATGCAGTAACATGAGTAGTATCTACATTAGTAATTTTAGTAACTGATAAGGTATCACCTGTAAATGTTATATCTGTATCTTCTGTTAGAATGCCATCGGTTCCAACTAACACTACACTTCCCTCAGTAAGGCTGTCAGCCGTAAGTGTGAGTGCTCTAAAATCAAAATCACCTATATCTAAATCATTAGCAGCAGTTAAGCTAGAAATTTGATCAAATGTTCCACTGTCTATATCCGCTGTGTTAAAAGCTCCTGATACCGCAGATACCTCTCCACTAGAACTTATATTACCTGAAGATGTTAAATTGCCTACAATAGTATGAGAAGAACCAGTAACTGCTAGTGAACCCGTAATGGTTTGATCACCTATAAATATATTTGAGGCTGTAACTGCATAAGAGCCTGTTACTACTGTAAGGGTATCAACTCTACTAGCAGTAAACTCATGGAATGAGGCTGTGGTAAGATACCTAGACCCTGAATCTTCAGGAAATATGGCACTATCCATAATGTTATTAAGTTCTGCCCTTAGCTTAAATGGAGTAATTTGCCCTGTATTATTATTGGGTAAATTATTTTGAAAACTTTGGGATAATGCTGTTCTACTTAGTGAGCTCATTTTTAGGTTTAAATATAATTATAAATATTAGTAAAGTTATGTTCTTTTATTAAGTACCAAAGTAAGAAGGCTAGATACCATACTATACACATGTCTAGAAAATCCATTACTAAATCCTGAACTAAAGGCATTAGGATCAAATCTACCTATTGCAGTTACAACGTCTGTACTTTGTATGGTAAATCCTACAGAATCTCTTATAAAAGCTACTTCTACCCTTGCATTGCTAAGCTCTACTATTTCTCTTACAGTAGTATGGGGCATTAAAACCCCATTTACGTAATATTGAAAATCATGTTTTTCCAAAGGAGGAAAACCTTCGGGTTGAGGAGCAAAAAAAGCAGGTTGAAATCTAACTACATCACACTGAGTAACAGTTCCATCGGCATCAACAAATTGGGCAGGGGTTACTGTATTAGATGAAAGTTCAACTCTAGTATCTAAATACTCTATTATAGGGGTTAATTCAAAAGCAGGATGAATACTACCTGTTATACCTCCAGATACATTTAATGACCCTGTTACAATAGCAGAACCAGTAATAGTAGTAGAACCGGTAATAATAGTAGAGTCAGAAATAATAGTAGATGTAGAACCGGATATAATAGTAGAACCTGTTATAAATGTAGGTCCACCTATAGAGGTACGACCTATCACATCCATAGAACCTGATACAATAGCTGAGCCTGTAAAAGGTGCAGAAAGACCAGCTCCAGTGTCTCCTTTTACTCCTTGGGGTCCCTGAGCTGTTACAGTTACTATTTGGGTGTTACCCTGTGTTACTGTAACCTGATTAGTAGTAGTATTTACATTAACTTGGTTAGCCATTTTTGGGATTGATAAGAGTTACTTGGGAAGTATTTCTAACTTTACCTTCTACTAATCTGATTCTTTCTTGACCATTAGTAAGTTCTAAATCATAAAAGGCTTCATCAAAAGTAAATTCATTGGTTACTGCATGTCCTATATATACTCCTATAGAGCCTGAAGTTAATGGATCAGTTAAACTACTACCTGAGAGTGATAGGAAAGATGAACCCGATGTTTTAGTATAAGTATCCCCAAGGGATGAAGTTAAGGAAGCATAAAGAATAGGACCATTTTTTTGATTTCTAATCTGCATGGCAGCTTCTCTTCCTCGTAAGTTTACTGGAATACCATCTGAGTCGTTGAATATTATTTCAAAATCAGTAGTAGCACCTTGTTCAATGGTAAAGGAGAATTTTCCCGCTGACATATCTATGTTTATTCATAAATATCAGGAGATATATTTTAATTCATTTCTACGGGAAGTAGTTTGTTGAGGGGAATTATCGCCCCAATTAATGCCTGGTTCTAATTGAGATTCAGGTACTATTTCATTAGTGTTATAATAATAAACAGGGCCATTATATTCTATTTCTTGATGTTCACCATCTATAATTCCTGCTAATTTTCTTTTACCATTAAAAGACCTAAACATTCTTTCAGTGTTGTGAACCCATCTATCTTTATTTAGGACATAACAAGCTAAATTAGTGCTAAAGTCATAGTGTAGCTTACCTATATTACCTTTTTTTTCAGACACTGCCTACTTTTATTTTTAATATAACTGCGTTTTTAGGAACACCCGGCCATTTTTTCATTGATAATACTTCATCAATATTTTTATTTTTCCAGGTTTTAGTTTTTGTTCTAGCATTTTTCCTAGTTGACGTTTTATAAGTCATTGTAATAGGAGCATTGCCATATGAAGCTTGTCTAGCCATAACCTTTTTATTGATATCTTAGGGGTAAAGTTTGATCTTCAAATATATGGATTCTACTTAATTCCATTCTAGCTTGAATTTTGTTATCCATAATATCGTACATGTACATTTCTATTTCAGTTGGGGTGATTCTGCTTACACTCATTTTTCTATCTAAAACATAACCACGTCCAACTGTATAACCTACTGATTTACCATCTATAAAATAACCTTCTAGTCTGAATGTTGCTCTATGGATTGGGTAAAGGCGTTCATAGGATTCACGAACATATTCAAAATATAACGTTTCACCTGCTCCTACAGCAATTAATTGGTGGTAAACCTCCTTATTGAGTTCTTCTAATTTTTCGTATTTCATTTATGCTACAACTCCTTTATTACGATAAGTCTCATTGTTGTAGGTATAGCCTAGTACCACAATCTTAGATAGATCAAACTGGTAAGAGGTACGCTGACCCATCATATCAAAGTTATATACTTTCATGATACCATCCTTAATATACTCTACATTCATAGACTGTCCCAGACGCTCTACTGTATAGTATAGGTTACAATCATCATTATAGCACTTAATACTTCCTACAAAAGTAAATAAAGCTCTTTTGTCTTCTAATACTGGATGCTTGTATTCGAACTTAATAAAATCTCCTTCACCAATAGCTTGAAGGGCTTCCTGATTCATTTTGCTGATGTTGATATTACTCATAACCTTTTTATTTATTTTTTATTTTACAGGTAAAATTCTCTTTCGAAAAAAGTTTCTTTAGGAGATACTTCATAAGATTCAACATTGGGATTCTTCTTAAGTTGTTCAATGAAGTTATTATAATCTTCAAAAGTCTTTTGAGTACAAACAATAGTTTGACCATCCTTATAAGTGGTTCTTATTCTCACACAGTTGTAATCAAATTCAGAACATACTTGAGTTTCCTGACAATATTCACTGAATGTTTGAAATGTAAAATCTTTATTTGTAATTGTATTCATAACCTTTATTATACCTAAATATACGAACAATATTTGGCGTATCCAAGTTTTTATTAAAAAAGGTCTAAGAAGTCTTTATCAATAGGTTTATTTTTTAACTTACCTGCTTTCTCATCATTTTTGAGCATTTTAGTTGCTAAACGCTCTAAATGTTTATGTTTGGCTGCTTTGAAATCCTTACTTATTTCCTTATGTTTTTTATTTTTCATATTCTGGATATTAAATCATCTTCTGACTCCTCGTCTCCCCCTAAACCTAATTCTTGTAACCTTTTCAAATGATAAGGATCTAAATCTAATTCTACTTTTTTAGTAGTTTTAAATTTAGGAACATAATCTTCAAATTGTTCAAGATCTTTTTCATCAAATACCTCTCCATGGTATAAAAAATAACAATTGTAACAAAGCATTTCTATGTTTTCAGAACGGTAATGTTTTTTATTTCCGTCCTTAAAATTCATTATAAGTGGCATTTTATAATCAATAACTCTTCTATCATTAAACCCACATTTATAACACTTTTCTTCTAGATAACCCTCTGTAATTAATCTATCTTTAATTTTTTGAGGGTCAAATGAGGATGGATCTATTCTACCCTCTATAATATCTAAAATAGGTGGAAATTTTCCTCTATTAGATAAAAATTTAGGAATGCCTTTACCAGCTTGGTTCTTATGGGCTTCAAGCAGTGTTTTTCCCTCCTCGTTTTTATAAAGTTTAGCATATTTTCGGTAATGCTGATACGAAACATTTAGATAACGAGCTGCTGCTCTGTTTGACTTAGTTTTAGCCATAGCAGCGAGGCATTGTTCTTTACTTATTGGTTTAGCTCTAATAATCTTCTATTAATAGTTTAACATATTCCCATAAATCACCAGGTTCTTCAAACATATGAATATTATTATCATCATCAGTATATGGAATAATGTTCTCGTTTATATCTATTCTATCAAATAAATACCATAACATTAGATTAGCAACCTGATTTCCATATAGGTTAGATAATATTAATTCTATGGAAAACCATAAGGGGTCCGTTACTGGTGATAAATCGCTTTCATTTTCCTTTTCAAATACCTTTTCCCCATAAACTCCTCTTTCTAAATTTTTTAAAATGGAAATAAAATGCTTTTTATAAACATTTACATTTTCGTAAACATTAACATTAGAGTTAAGGATAGAATCAAAAAGGGATTTGATATTTTCTTTTTCCTGTTCTGGGTTGGAAAAATCATTCATTTTCTATATATTGAATTAAATTTTTTACAGTAGCACATTCTAAATAATCCTCTTTTTTCTCATACATTTTTAAAATATTGTTAAGAATAGGAATATAATCATCTTTTTTAATAGATACATTATACCCTAAATTAACAATATTGAATAGATCTATTTTATCAAGATTATTTTCAACAGCGTAGGAAATAGAATCATAAGTTTCTGTTAATATATGTTCAGTAAAACTCTCTTCCTCAATTAAATTAGGGATAAGTTCAACATCATCATAGGTTAACTCTATTTCAATAGCTGGTCTGCTTTTTATTTTCCTACTACTCCCCATATCTATATTATAATCATAAATATTATAGATGGATAAGTTCATCTTGATATTCTTTCAACTGTGATATAGTTATTTTTAAATTTCCTAATTCAAATTCCCCTACTTCGCCACTATCCTTAAGAATGGATGAAATTTCATAAATATTTTCTATATCAAATTTATTTACCCATTTACCATCTATCTTAATCAGTACGTCATTAGTAACGTCTTCCTCTATACCATACATCTTACTTAATAATGGATATAAAGTATTAGGTTGTTCCTTAGTACAGTAAGACTCAAAATTAACATCCGTATACATAGAGGTACACCATGGTTCTAAAGCTGATAATAGTTGTTCATTACCATTTACTAATTGGATACCTATATCATATTTAGGGGGTACAATAGGTTTCATTAGTGAGTCATGTTTTACGAAATGACCCCATTTACGAATAAAATTCCTAGTAGATCTCATATTTTGAGCCAACCATTCAGGAGAGTCTTGGTAAATACTAGTAGCTTTATCAGCAGTGTTTCTTCTACTACCTCTACAAGTCATATGGTATACACACCCTTCCCAAGTTTGGATAAATTTAACCCCATTCAATTGGAAACGGTTAAAGATATCTGAATCTTCTTTACTTTGAGGAGCATATAATGGGTCATGTCCTCCTATTTCCTGGAAATCACTTCTGTAAAATGCCCACGGAGCAAAGATACCTTCAGTGGTTTTTATTTCTCGTTCACTATCCGTAGATTGAAGAAAAGCAAATAACCCATCCTCGTTAAATTCTTCAGGTTCAACTCCAAAATCCTGTAGTATTTTTTCGGGTCCATCTGGATGTAAAGGTGGTTCAATACGTGTTAAAGAAACAATAACACCTTTTTGAATATATTTTTCAATAGCATTCAATGCTTCTGGACAAAGATACATATCAGCATGATAAATCATGGCTATGTCTTTAGTAGCTACTTCATTTATTAAACGATCATACAAAATAGTATGTCCTAATCTTATTCCTGTATCGTTTAATATGGCTTTAAAATGAGGATCTTTATCCATCATTTCCTTACACCATTCCCAAGTTCCATCTGTAGAAGCATCATCTGCTACACAAATTTCAACTTCATGATTACCTTGGTTTTTTCTAATGGAGTCATAGCTCCACTTTAAATATTTAAGGTTATTCCTTGAGGGTTGAATAAAACTTATTTCCATTTTAATGTTTTAATATAATCTAATAAATCAATTTGTGGTTTCCAACCTAGCACATCTCTAGCTACTTTAGATTCACACAATGTATTTCTTGCTTCCCCGGGTTTAGCATCTCGGTAAATAGGGGTTACATTAAACATATCAGCAACTTCATTTACTGAGTAATTTTTACCTCTTCCTAATTCGAAGTCTTTATCGTAAGCTTGTTGTTCCATAATTTTGATAAGAGCATCTACTATATCACTCACATGAGTAAAATCTCTTCTTTGTTCTCCATCACCATAAATTTCACATGGTAATCCTTCTTGTAAATTATTAATCCATCTACCTATTAATGTGGTATATCCCCCCTCTAATAGTTGATTGGGACCATACACATTATAAAATCTGGCTATTGAATATTTTAAACCATAATTTTTAGCAAATAACTGTAATATCTCTTCTCCTACATCTTTTGAAAAAGTATAAGGATTTTTAAATTTACCTGAATGGTGAGATGATGAACCGGCATAAATAATAGGTACATTATTTTTCACACACCAGTCAGCTAATATTAAAGTTCCATTTGCATTAGTATTAAAATATTTAATTGGATTATCAAATGATGGTTGTATCCTAGCTACAGCAGCTAAATGAAAAATAATATCAGGTTTAATTTCATTTAACAAAAATGTAATATTGTGGATATTAAAAGGTCTAATATCACAATTGTAATATTGCACCTTTGGTATTTCATTTAATTTAAGTCCGGTACTATAATTATCTACTGAGTGGAGTTCGTAGTTATTATTATTGCTTAATATTCTCAGTAAATTAGTACCAACAAACCCAGCTCCTCCTGTTACTAATATTTTCATCGGTTTTCTCTTACAGTATCATATTCTAACAATAATACCTCATTTGGTATATAACATTTAAGATCCTTGAATCTAGCCATACCGTTATTAAAATCATAGTACCCTTCATAATAGTTAGGTTTGGAAGGATTATTGATAGGAATTGAATGGGTACATAAATGTCTTTTTTCTAAAAATTCTTTTAGTCTTTCTTTATACCAATCTGATTTATAAATTGCATCAGTACTTAACCTTTTATGTGGGGCATGTTGACCTAAATAAAAGTAGCCTTCTTTTAATTTCTTATATCCTGGGGAGGAATTAGAATTCCATGGAGTGTACCCATCTATATATTTTTGTTCAATGTATTTATTTATTCTAGTAAGTAAAAGATAATCATAATTATTTTCTACATATTCACTTATACACCTATGAATTTTATCTTTATCAGAATTCACAACCATATCCTCACATAAAAACATAGTGTAGGGGGTATTAACTTCATTAGCTATAGCTAAAGTTACTTCAGCCCAATCTTTTTCTAAGTTATTATAAAAATTTAATTTAGGAATATATTTTTTATATAAACTATGAACTTCATCTAAATTAGTAGTAGTTCCATAGTTTACAAAAAATTCAAACTCACTGAATACTTCTCCCATCTTGGGGAGATTATCTTTTAATATCTTTAACCTTTCGGGTTTAGTACATATAAAATTTTGTATTACACTTATCATTTAAATACTTTTAAAATATTTTAACCAATATTCTACCATTTCTTTCATCATTGCTTCAAAAGTATAAGTAGGTTTCCAACCCAATTCCGTTCTAATTTTAGTAGAATCTCCTCTTAAGTAGGGTAATTCTTCAGGTCTTAGGAATTTAGGGTTTTGGACCACATAATCTTTATAATTTAACCCTATATGGTTGAAAACTACTTCACACATTTCTCTTACTGAATGGGTCTGCATGGTAGACACTACCCAATCCCCTGGTTTATCATGTTGCATCATTAAATGCATAGCTCTTACATAATCATATGAATGACCCCAATCTCTATAAGAATCCATATTCCCTAATTCTAGCTTATCCTGCAAACCTAATTTAATTTTTGCTGCAGCTTTAGCAACTTTATTAGTTACAAAATTACTACCTCTTCTTGGGGATTCATGATTGAACAAAATCCCATTTGTAGCATGTAATCCATAAGCTCGTCTATAGTTCCTTACTATGTTATAACCAAATACTTTAGAACACCCATATGGAGATACTGGGTTCATTATAGTGGTTTCTCTTTGAAAATTATCTTCTTCTACAGATAAACCAAACATTTCAGAACTACTCGCTTGGTAGAATTTTGCTTTAGGACAAGAGCGTCTGTAAGCTTCTAACATGTTCAAAACACCCAATGCATTAGTTTGAACGGTAAATTGTGGGATATCAAAACTAATTCTAACATGGGACTGTGCTGCTATGTTATATATTTCATCGGGTTGGATTTGGTCAAGTAATCTTTCTATACCCCCCTGATCTAATAAATCACCATAATAGGTAGTTATTTTATCTTCTATTTTAGCTAACCTAAGATCTTGGTTTTCAGGGGTGGAATTTCTTCTAACAATACCGTGAACATCATATCCTAATTCTATTAGATATTCAGCTAAATAACTTCCATCTTGCCCCCCAATACCCGTAATAAATGCTTTTTTCATTTAAATATTTTCATTTTAGTTAAATCAGGCCAATCTGTTACAACCCATTTTTTTGGAGGAGTTTTTATAGCCTCCGGTAATTTTTTTAAACCATTTTCCGCAGTTTCAGGAGTCATGTAATAATGATATCCCAAAGAACTTATGTTTTGTTCTCTCCAAGGTATATCAGGATCTCTACCATCATAAGTCATTTTTTTCAACTCTACAGATTCTGCTTTATTATCCGTTAATATAATACCTCCTCTACCCAAGGCCAAATGTTTTTTAAATTGAAAACTAATACACATAAAAGTATTGGGGATGTAACTGTTTTTTTTCCATAACACAGCAGCATCTATTATATTAGTGTCTCCAATGTAATAATAATCTTCCCAATTTTCATCTTTCCACTTAAGCTCAATATTAAGTTTATGAGATAGGAAAGGAATCGATAAGTAAGTTCTTTTTGGGACTGTAATACATTTAATATTCTGACGTCTTAAACATAGCTCAATTCCATGGGTGCAACAATCTACCGCAACAGCATAAGGAGCACCAAAAAATTCTGCTATTTTGTCCTCAAATTTTTTTATACTATTAAAACTCATATTATTATTTAATTGCTTCTACATTTAAACTTATTAGGGTTCCATTATTTTTATCCATATGGGGGATATAAGCTTGAGAATGATCATCAAAATTACTATGCTCTGTTGTTTTCCAATCATAACATTTAATATCAGAAAACCCACAACTATCTAATAATAGTTTTAATTCCTCTAAATCATAGGTAGTTCTGTGATATATAAAATCATCCCCCATTTTCATTTTTCCATAAAGAGGACCTAAAAATTTATTTAATGGGGTGTTTTTTTCTACATATAACTTAGCCATAGCTTTAAAGTTAGGTACGGCTAATCTTAGCACTCCCCCCTTTTTTAATTTATTTTTCCATTTGTTTAAAATAGGTAATATTTCCTCCCTATCAAAATATTCTATTACATGACTGGCGTATATTACATCTATTGAGTTGTTTTCATATGGTAAATTAATTATGTCTTTTGAGTCTAAATGGGGATAATCTCCCCCATCTATATGAATCCAATCTTTACCAAAATTCCTCCAACCACAACCTAAATTAATCTTTTTCATATATAAACATTTTATCTAATTCTTGCCCTTCATAAGGACCTGTTTTGTATTCATACACTAATGTATCATCTTCTAATATTTTATAGGTATGGCCTCCATATAAAGTAAAACTAGCATCACCCGGGTATAATACAGGTTCAGATATAATAGTATCATCCAAGTCATATAAGATACATTTAACACTACCTTTAATTACTACCCAAGACTCCTGTGCTATTTGTTCTGGGTAGTGTCTGTTTTTTGTTATATGCTTATGAGGGGGGAATGTTTTTCCTTTTTCCATTTTCAATATGGCACATTGTAGAAAATTATCCTCAGGAATAACATCTGTCCTATTCTTGAAATTACTTATTCTGTTTACTACATGTAGTAACCTTCCGTCTACTTTTGAATATATTTTTTCCATTTTTTAAAATCTAGACCCACGAGGATAACGTGTTAACTTTTTTAATTTATCCACACCAGGAAAATTATCTCCTTTATACTCACAATCATCATAATATGCTCTTGCTATTATAATACTTTCGGGTTCTTTATAATTCTCAAGCATGGCTACTTCAAGATTGCATTCTTTAGCAAAAACCATTGAATCTGTATGTGAATCAACTTTACCAGATGAATCTGTTTTTTCTAATCTAGGAAGTAACCAATCATACAAACCTCCTAAGTACTTATCCATATTTTCAGAATTAGAAAAGAAAAAATAATCAACTATCCTTGGGTTATGGGGCATATAATTGTCATTGAAAGGAACATACAATAATGATTTATCTTTAAATAAATTAAAATTGATATCCTTTAAGAATAAAAAATCAAACCTTGTAGACAAAACAAAATCGTATTTAAAATTATTTTTTATCTCATATTCTTTTTTTAATCTAATTGATTCCTTTGCTGAATACCATCTACTAAACATATGTTCTTTGCGAAGGGTTCCTATTTCATTACTCCCCTTAGCATTAAATTTCTTTTGTTTTTCGAATAATGATAATTTGGGTTGGTAAAGTTTTTTGATACCCTTCTCAAATTCTGTATTCCAACTATGTATAAAAACATCCACATTAGCATTAACATTGAATAGATGTTTATTAAAATGTGAATGTCCTATTCTATAATCTACATATTGGTCCCATTTATACTGATTTTTACTAGTATATAACATACCAATATTGCCATGTAGGCAAAGAGCTACTCTCATAATTCTAAACTTTTTATCCCTTCAACATCTCTTACTAAATTATAGGCAAAAGCTGTTTTTGTTTTACCATTGGGTTTCATGTCATTAATTAAGTGACGTTCACCTCCACCTACTCCTAAAATTAATTGGTCATAAATTATGCCTATTTCACTTAATTGCTTTTCAGTAACTTTTCTCATAGACTCTCTTCTCCCCGATATTAATATTATATTATATCCCTTTCTGTCCCAATCCAAAATAGTTTCTCGGGTTCCAGGAATTAATTCTAATTTATGGGTGGGTTTAGTAGCATCCATAGGGGGGTGGTGTTTAACTAAAGTACCATCTATATCACATATAATAGTTTTAGGTCTATTATTTAAATAACTCATATAATTTTTCTTTTATGTTATTTTTAATAACATCATTTATATTTGGCTTAATTGATAAAAAATCTGGGTGGGATAACACATAATGACCACATATTTTGATAAGTTTTTCTTTTTCTACAAAAGGATCAAAGTTTGAATCCACCCATTTTTCCCATCTCTTAGATTCATAACAAATTTTCCAAAATTTATCTATATCAATACCTTCTTTAAGATACGAATTAGTTTCCAATAATCCAAATTCAGGAGCTATATTAATAGAATCTAACCCTAAGGTCATTTTTTCTTTTATCAATTGGGGTGGAATATAATCTCCATTATGTTCTTTTGATAAAAGATTCCATTTCTTTGCTACTTTTATCATCTTTAGCAGGCGATCTTTATCATAATGTCCTGTATTTAGATTACCTTTTAAAGATGTTCCTGATTGTATAACTAGATATTTTATTTGATTGAATACTTTTTTAGATAATTTACTATTAAGATCTTTTAATAGTTGATTTAATTCATCAGGTTCAAATTTTCTAATTGCTTGCTCAGTGCCTATCTCATATTCTACTTCTGGATTCCTCCCATAACAGAAATTAATCATATTAATAGTCCATGAAAGACCATCTTCATACTTAGGATATTTTTTCCACGGGTCAATGTGTATTAAATTAAAATACTTACAATCTTCCTCTAATGATTTATATCCATTATCATCTATATAACCTTGACCAGGACCAGCATGGTCTCTTTTTAATATCAATTTATTTGAATATTTTGTAAACTCTTTTGTTGTCCAATTATTAACATAACCCCCATTCCATTCTACTTGTCTTCGTGATGGGATTAATCCAATATTATTATTTGTTTCATTAGTAAACTCAATTATAGAATCTACTATATTTTTAGACATTGGTCCTATAAAAAACTTAACATTGCTCATTTAAGTATAAATTTAATTGTTCTTCTGCTATTAACCTGGCTATTTCTTTTCCTTCTTTTGTAAAGGGTCTACCATCAATAATATCTTTGTTACTATTAATATCAATTGGTGTACAGTTAAATACTATTCCTTTTTTGATATTATTTAATTCTCCCCAATTAGTTCTTGTTATTATATTATATTTAATGTTTGCTAATTCACATGCAGCCTTAACTGATCTACCGAATCCTCCTTGTCCTACAATATTAATAAATTCAAGATTATATAACTTTATATATTTTAACACACCAATCTTATCTAAATTATACCCATACCACTCATTATTCTTTTTTACGACTGTATTTATTGCCTTAATTTTATTATCACTATCATTAGGTATATTAACTAGTTTTGTGATTTCGTATTTAAAGGGCATACTTACAGCAAATCCACTAAAATCTAAAATCTTAGCGGCCATAAAAGACTCTTTTATATTGTTAGAGTAATATGATTTATAGATTGCATTTATATTATTTTCTTTAAATTTTTTATTAAAGAACTTACAGCCGTTATTGCCAGGTGTTTGACTAAAAGAACCGTATAGTTTTGTATCTTTATTAGGAAACATTGTTAAGCATTTCAATGGATCTTACCCATAACATTTTACCAAACGATTCATCGTGCAATGGTGACATATTTAAAAATATAATTGCAGTTATTAGTTTAATTTTATCTAAATCATATTTTGAATTATTAATCCATTTTTCAAAATATGTTTTAAATTTTTGGAGATTAACTGGTACATCGTGGTTATAATTTATAATAGTTTCTCCTTCAGATAATTTTACATTATTTGGCTTCTTCATTAAATTATAGGGAATAAGTATACCCCCATATAATTTAGCTAAATCGTAATAAATATCCCCTCCTGATGTATTGCCGCCAAATGATTCTCTCCAATCAATATACGTAAATTTATCTTTTGATTCATTATATAAAATATTATCAAATTGAAGATCTCCATGAAAGTTTGAATAACATTTACTATGTGTAAATTTATCTAATTTTAAATTATTCTTAAGCAATGTTTTTAAAGAAGGATATTGTTTACCATTAATAGTTAAAGGTTCATTAATATACTTTTCTCCATATTTGTTAATAAACCTTTGCTTTCTAGTATTGGTTTTATCTAAATAGAACTTTTGAAAAATATCTTCACTTAAATCTAACTTTAACGAATTATCGATTGTACTATTTAAAAAACCTAGGAACTTTTTATAAAGATTTAAATTATCTAATTGGTATAGTGTATCACCATCCTCCCATTTGTAACTAATAAAATGGTTTGTACTTTTAAAATCACTGGGTATTAATTTAGATAATACATTAGCTCTTTTTGATTTATTATTTATATTATTTTTATCTGGGTTGAATTTGATAAATCTATTTTCTTTATAAGTTATTTCATCAGTTTCCTTATAGAGTGATAAGGGGTTATCATTAAAGTATAATTTGGTTCTATTTAAATCATCTAAATTCCCAGTATCTAACCATTTTAGGTCTTTAGTTTTGAAAGATGGATATAAGTTTGGATTATTAAATGCAGTTACTATTTCCCCATTTACCATATTATTTTCTAACTGCTTCCAAAATATATCATAATCCCATATACTCGCTAATCCTATGAATGCTTTATCAAATCCTTCTTTGCTTTTATTTTTAAACTCTACTATTTCATCTTTATTATTTGTTTTTATAGTAGAATATTTTTCTGGGTAGCTTGTTGGATATACACCTAACCAATTGCCATCTAAGTGGGGAATTTTAGAATCAATTATACAATCTGCTACTATCCAGTAAAATGGTCTTTGTAGATGTTGTTTACATAATAAAGCTGAATACCCTGGACCTGATTTATCCCCTGTATAGTTATCTATATTAACAAATGTGAATTTGTGATCTGGGTATGTTAGTTTACAGTATTCTTTAATAAATTCTCCTTTATAACCTAGAGCAACTACAAATTCATAATTTGATGGAAACTTATTAATAATATATGAAATAATAGCTTTATTATCTATAGGTAACATAGCTTTATTTATATTCTTAGTTAAATTTCCTAATCGACTTCCTATACCCGCAGCTAGAATTAATACAGCAGGGGTTTTATGTTCTGATTCTATTTTCCCATCTGATCTGTTAAATTCATCATTTATTCTAATCACATCATCCACTTCGGGGGTGGAAACTTCTTGTAAAATGATATCAGTTATTGCTATAACTCTATGCTTTTTAGGAGGGGATACATTAAAAAAATCTCCTGCTTTCATGATTTTTTTCTCTATTTCACCCTTATCATTTTCTAACCATACTTCAGCGGTACCATCAATAATATAATTAGTTTCTCTTTTTTGGAGGTGATACTGGAAACTAGTTTTATAACCAGCATTTATGTAGATTCTTTTATAACAATATCTATCATTAAGTTCTAACCATTCTTCTTTACCCCAAGGTTTATGTACTACTTTCATTATTTTTTCTTTACTAAAATATTATAATCACTAAAATATAAAAAATCTATATTGGTTCTCAAAAAACAATTTACAGCATGTTCTGGAGTTTCCACTATTGGTTCTCTATCATTAAAACTAGTATTAAGTATTATAGGTACCCCAGTTTTTTCTTTCCACTTTTTTATAAAATTGTAATACCATTTATTGTTATTCTCAGTTACAGTTTGTAGTCTTCCAGTACCATCTAAATGAACTACTGCTGGTACTTTATCTTTAACTTCTTCTTTGAAGGGTAATACAAAGCTCATATAAGGGCTTTCTATATCCATAGTAAACCAATCACTAACATCTTCTTTTAAGATAGAAGGAGCAAACGGTCTAAACCATTGTCTATGTTTTACTTTTTCATTTATTAAATCCTTCATTTTAGGGCTTCTGGGATCAGCTATAATACTTCTATTACCTAATGCTCTTCTACCAGATTCTGCACCTCCATGAAATATAGAGATAATGTTTTGTTGGTCTAATAAATCAAGAACTTCTTCATCAGTTGTTTCCGTGTATAAAACACTTTTAGAGGTTAATGAATTTATAACTTCTTCCCTACTATATGTTACTCCCATATATGAAGGACAATCATCTACCCATTTAATTCTAGGGTTCCCTAGGATATGATGCCAAACATATTGTGCCGATCCAATAGCTAATCCCCCATCATATGGAACAGGACAAACGTACATATTTTTTATTTTGAACCAGTCATACATTTTACCCATCATAACTGAATTCAATATAACTCCCCCTGAAAAACAAATGTTTTTTGGTTTGTACTGGTCAATTATGGGTTTTATGGTTTCATAAGCTACCATTTCAGTTGCTTTTTGAATACCAGCAGCTATATCAAACTTTTCCTGTTCACTTATTTTAGCTATTTCCTTATATTTTCTACAGTTATTCATAGTGTGAATACTAGGACCTCCACCCCCTGCTTTAAATGCAGAATAAAAGTCTTGGTAATATTTATCTGGATCACCTACTGAAGCCATAGCCATAATAGTGCCAGCTGCTAATCCATGGGGATGTCCAGCGGATAAACCAAAAATTTCTCTAGTATAAATCCTCCAAGGGGACCCTAAAGTTAATTGCTGCATAGGGATCCTTAAGATAGGACTTATTTTGTTGTCTTTCCCTTCCCAAAAAGTAAAAGATGTAGAAAAACCTCCTTTTTCAGTAGTTACATCTTCATGATTATTCTTTTCTGTACCTGATCCATCTATAGTTATAATTAAAGCTTCATCAAAATTACTTGAGAAAAAAGCATTAGCCGCATGAGATTGATGATGGCCAATAACGTAATATTCTCCCTCATTTTGCCTTAATACTTCTTTCATTTTATCATCAGCAGATTTTTTCCCACAAGTTTTTTCATACTTTCCACTTCTACCCCCGGGATTACCAAAAGCAAAATATTGTATATCATTTAAAGTACTGTTAGGGAGTCTTTGTATAGCCATTTCTAACCCATCACCCAAGGGTTCTTTTTCTCTTATAAATCTTTCTAATTCTTCATGAATAGTAGGGATACCATTATCTAATATACAATATGATACATCATGACCACTTTGAAATCCTAATATTTTCATTTTAATTAAGGTTTATGTTTTTTAAAAAAACTTTTTCGTTATAATACTTTTTATAATTTTCTATAGCAACTTGAGAACATTCTTGATAAAACTTTTTATCTGATTTGAGTTTGAGAAGTATATTTTTAGCGGAAGATAAATCTCCTAATTTAACTGTTAGATTTGGGTGGCACTTTTCTTGTGTATCTAACCCTTCATAACCTATACAAGGTATACCTAAGTAAGCACAGTTTAAAGCAAATGTACCTGCAGCATGGGTCCTCATTAAATGCACACCATATTTAAATTTATTTAAGGTTTTAATCCACTCAACCCAATTCATATAAGGTAAATGGTGTAAATTAGGCATTTGTTCTTCTCCTTCAATTTTTCTACCCATAGTAGGTACATATATGGGGCTATTAGCTTCCTGGGCTACAATATAAGAATCAAATCCACCATACCAACTGCAAAAATTTCCTCCTATGATAATATTCTCTCTTTTTAGAGAAGGTAAATTTTGGATTGAATCTTCTATCATTAAACTAGGTAAAACTATACATTCTTTACTTGTTAAACCTTCATAATACTTTTTATCAGACTCATTATGTACAAACATAAAATCACATTCTTGTATAGTATTATAGTACCATATTTGTTGTGGTAAAGAATAATCTTGCCAATACCAATTAGGGCCCTCTTGCATGGACGCAACTTTACGACACATTGATTGTATTTTATGTAGGTTAAAGTTAGGGTTCTTTTTAGGGATGATGCATACTCCTAAATCATAAGATTCTTTCAAATTATTACTATGAATGTTGTAATGATCCGCACCCAATGCTGACATCCAGGCTAATTCTGTTCTCATATTGGGGTGATTTCTAGGAACCTTGCCACTATAACCACCTTCTGTAAAAAATGCTATTTTATACATTATATAAACTTTTATAAGTTCTTTCCATCCAATAACTTACATGTCTATCATTGGGTGGTATTGCATTGAAATGATACACCCATCCTGCGTCTAAAAACCTTAATTCATCCGGGAACCAAGAATGTCCTGGTATATGTAAAAGATTTTTTCGAAATAAATCCTGTAGATTATAGGATTCCGACATATAATTAGTTTCAATGTTATTTAATTGAACTAAATAATTAATAATAGTTTGGTCAGTTCCTGCTTTTATTTCTTTTCCCAATTCATTAATAAGATCAATATTAGATGTATAATATTCCTGAACTTTTATATAGAATGGGATATGATTTTTATTAGTTATTTGAAAACCACCATTAAAATATTCCCAAGGTTTGACTTTAGCCTCATTTGGAAATAAGGAATTACCCCATAATTTAATACTTCTTGTAACCCATTCATAACAACCATTATTTACAGTTACCCCAAATTTATTATTGGTTTCTTCAAAAAAATTAGGACAATTAGGATGCACTATAGTATCAGCATCTACTATTAATACCTGTTCATAATCTATTTGATTATGGTTTAATATATCATGAACCCAATACCTTTGTAAAGTTATTTTAAATTTTTGGGGATCCATAATAGGTTCATCCCATTCAATAACTTTAACATTGTCATGTTGTTCAGACCACTTTTCCCAACTCTTTACAGAATAGTGATAAGGAGTACTCCTACCATTACCTAAATTTACATTAGGAATAAATACTATATTTGGCTTATCCATTCTAGTAAGGGTTGTGGTTTTAAAGTTGCGGAGTGTTTTTCCATTTCATGTAATCTACGTAAATCATATACACTCTCCAAATCTATTAAACTAACTTGTCCATAAAAAGAATCCCTTATAATGTTTATAGGTACTAAATCGTAAAATACTTTACTTCTTTGTTTGCAGTTTCTAAGTACAGTTCTAATAAACCATTGGGGGATAGCTTCAAAATTGGATTCATCATTAGATATCATTTCTCCTGTTAATGTAATATAACCAATAATATCTTCCCCATCCATAACTAAATGGGTAAGAGCAGGTACTAAACCATTTAAAAATCCACTAGATAAGGCATCTCTGAAATTGTTTAATCTACAATATTCAGGGTGGAATATCTTAATATAATACCCATCTCCTTTATAAACAGCTCTACCATGATTAACTCCATCTACTACCCTATTATATTTATCCTTTATAAGTTCTAACGACTTAAGATCTAAAACTGATACATCTACACGTTCTACTGTTTCAGGTAATCCCCACTTATAATGTTCAAAATTAAAAGGATATCCCTTATGGGATTCTTTACAAAAAAATTCTTTAATCCCTTGCCAATCAGATATATCCCTTTCACTTTTATTAATAAATTTTCTAGCAAAATAAAATCTTGGTTCTAGAAACTTATACCCATCTATAGTGATACAATAATTTTCTAAAATATCATCATCTCCTTCGGCACCAAAATAGTCAAACTTTTTTCTATCTTTATCAAACACTTCAACACCTAAGGGGTATGAAATGTTTTGGTTTCTAAGGTTAGAAGATATAATAATATCTAAATCATCATTATCCCTAACACCCATTATACTTAAAATACCACTCTGACATATGCAATATTCATCTCTATTAATACCCATTGCATCCATTTGTGATAATAATTTTATCCTATTAGTTACAGGGGTAATTCTATGTATACCATCTTTTTTTCTGGGTTCATAATAAATTTTAGAAGTTTCCATGTAAAATGGGATATAAGGTTTACCATTAATAAGTCTTCCTATCATGGCACATGCCCTATGGTAATTATGTCTAATAAAACCATTATCAAACTCTACGGGGTTATCTTTTAAAAATATCTCAATTTCTTCATCAGACATAGGGTCTAAATTTTTATAGTACTCTAATGTCATATTCTCCCACCCTAAAATATGATGTTCTTGCACATTATGTCTAAATTCGGCTTTCATGCAGTTATAATACTGCCAATTTTCAGCTTTAAGAGATTCTTCTACATCTGCAGTATTTTTTTTATCCTTGAAATAATTTACTACATCAGATACTTTTTTAAGTTTACCATTCTGGTGAATTATCTCTTTACCCCCTCCCCCATGTTGGAGTTCCATATTTAAAAAATACTCTAAACTTATAGGTGAGTAAGTGCTCATTTTTTCTTATTTTGAGAATTTCTCCATTTTTTCATAAGCTTTACCCACTTATTATTATCTATATCTTCAGGGATAAATTCATATGAAAAATTTTCTTTCCAACACACATAGGGGAAACTTAATTGATCCCTTTTACTATTATATTTTAATTCAACCCACCATTTTTCCATTACATTAATAACCTCGGCATTGTTATGGTTTCTCATAATAAGACTGTTTCGGGCTAAACCATTATTAGCAGGATAGCCCTCCAACTTATACCTTTCCATCTGATTAAAAATAGTAGTTATATTATCCTTATAAGTCTTTCGTGGGTGGTTGTCTCCTAACCATTTGATAAAATTAGCTTCTTCATAAATACAGTTACGGGCATTTAAGTTTCCTGTAGAATTAACCCCACATAATGAATGATCTAATACAGATAAAGGACTATTAATATAATCTTTAGCTAAAACTCCTATATCTTCTGTAATTTTTAAATCTCCATCTACATAAATGCTGAAATCATATTCAGATAGATACCTGTGAGGTAAAAGCTTATATTTTCTATTATTTAAACCCTTATGGGAGTATAGGGGAGTTACCTTTTTTATATTCCAAACATCTGATTGGTAATTTTCACTATCAGTAAAACAGATATAATCATATTCTTTAGATACTATTGTTGGGTCATGTAAAAAATAATTGTCCCCAAAAATAGCAGTATAAATAACCTTTTTACTCATTTGTACTAATTATTAGCAAGTTTTACAAATTAATCCCTCTCTGTCTCTTAAAACTTTATTTTGTGTTTTTGGGTAAATTGTCCCACTATAATGACCTATCTTTTTTATAATTTCTAGTTTACCTTCATCTACATATTCATCTACAGCTTTCTTTATTTCTGGAAATAGACCGTAATCATCAAATACTAGGATAGGAGAAGTAAAAGTGTTAAGAGTATTATTAATATCACTTTTAACATGTTTATAATCATGTACACAATCAATGAATACTATATCCATGTTAGAAAAATCCCATTTTTCTCTATATACATCCATCACCCTATAACTTATATTAGTTCTATCACTATTAAGGTTTTTTGAGTTTACATGTCGTTCTTCTAAACTATCTAAGGCAGTAACATGTTTAAATAGATGACTTAAGATTCTTGTGGAAGCCCCATTAGATGAACCTACTTCTAAACAAGTTTTATCTTTAAATTCAGGTTTATTAAAAAAATCTATTAAATCAGCTTTCCATTTTAAAGAAGTAGTAGTTTTAGATACTGATTTATCTGGGATATTTGATAGTAAATCCTTTTTCCATTTATCTCCTATATACTTTTCAGTTTCTAAGTAATTATGTTTAAGGGGATATTGTCTTTGAACCGTATATGTTTTAGAATATTTAGAGATACAATCTAACATTCCACATTGATTGCCAATATTAATTTTAGATTTACTTCTAATATACAATTGTATTCTTAAGGGTAAGTGTCCAATATCTAAAGCTTTATCTATAAAATTAAAATCAGTTTGGTGTATAGGTTTAGCAGTATAATAAAAATATGGTAAATTATTATCTTTTAATAAATCACAAATTGTTTTATCTTGTGTGTAGTCGTATCTGTTTGATATTAAAAAAGAACCAAATTCTTTATCTCCTACATGTTCTTTTATAATTTTATCCCCTAATTGTTTTTCATCTTCTGTAAAGTACAGTTCAGGAGAACAATCTTTCATTTCTTCATCCTTAAACTGCCAAAATTTAAGCACCTGTTGTACTAAAGGAACATTAACATTTTCTTCATCATATATTCTAAAATGATCATGAAATATATCTCCACCAACTTCATCTATTTCTCCATCAACATAAGGATTATTAGCAAAAATATTTTTTACATTTTCTAAGGGATTGCCCCATGAACCCCAATTTTGTTTTATTTCTCCAAATAACTTTTCTAATAAAGTTAGACTGGGTATGTAAACTTTACAATTAGGATATTTTTGTTTCAGTAAACGAGGCATAGAAGATATAATTCCCTGATCACCTATACCAAAAGCAGATCTTAAGATTACAAATTTTTGTTCTTCTAAATATTCATCCGGTATGTAACTAGGATCAAATGAATTAAATCCTAATTTTTTAGTTTCATCTATACAGTGAACCTCATTATTGTAAATCCTCCAAAACTGCATGGCTTATGTTAATGTGTTATAAAAATTATTCTGTTTTTCTTGTCTTTCTATAGTTTTGGGGTGATGAAGAAATAACATCCCATACTCTATTCCAGGGGGTAAACTACTAAAAGTCTTATACCCATCCAACCTTTCATGCACCTTATTTATCCATTTTATTGAGGGATCGTTTCGATACAACCTCCATTGGTAATCTGGCCAGTTAACTCTATTCATTTCATCTACTTTCCAGCCCCAATTTTTAACATGTTGTTCAGTTAAACCTTCAACGGTATTTTCTCTTGGTACTAAAATTACATCTACTCCTTGTTCAATAATACTATGTAAAGAATCCATCAAATCCTGTGCAGGTAATTCATCAGCGTCAATTTGAAAAATATAGTCTTTTTTACAATATGAATTTAATCTATTTTTCCAATCAGCAAAATGAAAATTAAATGGGGATTTACGTAAGGAAATATGGGGGGATATAGTATCTAAGAATGATTCAACTTCCTCCGTGCCATTATTAGTATCAAATAACACCACAATTTCATCATCAGGTTGTTTATTTTCAATTAAAAAACTAATTAATTTTTCAATTTCATTTCTTTCATTACAAACCGTGATAGCATAACTTATATTCATTCTTCTACATTTTCAAATACACCTATATACTCAAGAGCATCCACATACTCTTTTTCTTCAAATTCCTTTAGGGTTTCCATATCCATTCTGTACTCATAGAATTGACCTTTTTTACCTGGAATAGGGTATTTAGATTTTTCTTCTTCTTTCACAGGTATAGCTTTAACGGCTGCCCATTTCCACTGAGTAGCATTAGGACCATTAGCAAATACCATTCCTTGTGTAGGTAAATTAACCATAGAAGGCATCCATATTTTCCCATCATCATCTTCACCCATAAGTTCTTTATATAGGTTAGGTAAAATTTCAACTTGTTCATCGAAGTATTTTTCACCTTTTTTCATAAGTGAATTAGTTTGAAACCCACAACCATAACACATGTAATTTTTTATATTATGGTTTACTTCCTGGACATAGCAAGCATTGCCTCCACATCTGTCACATATAATAAGATTATCCATTTATACTTTTTTAAGTTTAGGCAAATTTAACTTAGGTAGTTTATTTTTATCCTTATTACTGCCTATTTTTTTCAATTTAGGTAATGATAAAGACACTTGTTGGGCAATTGAAGGTACATGCTCATTTAATAAGTTACCTAAAATTTCTTCCATTTTGCTAAAGCTAAAATTATTTCTAGAATAGTAACCTTGTCTTTTTGCTTTTACTTTCCAATCTTTATAATTATCAGTAATACTAGTTAATGCACTAGAAACATTAGTAGGTTCGGGAGAAAACCATTGTGATTCAGGTATTAACATATCTTTAATAACTGCGGTTTTATGTATAGGTTTTAATGAACCTTCAACTAAAGCACAAAATTCGGGTTGGAGAAAATCTAATTGACCGGACCAATTAGAAGCTATAATAGGTTTATTAGTTAAAGAAAATTCTAAAAGAGGTCTACCAAACCCTTCTCCTTTAGTTAACGAAACCATAGCTTTAATTTTAGGATGGTTATATACTTCGTTCATTTCCTTATTGCTAAGATCACCATGTAAAATGTAAACATTGGGTAATTTTGAGGAATCAACCGATTTTTTAAGAAAATCTAATCTTTTCAATATTTCAGTTTTACCTAATAAAGAAGCATTTGTTATGCTGGTTTTTAAAATTAAAGCAGGTGGATTTTTTTTATTTTTGTACTTTTCATAGAATATTTTTACTAACATTCCTATGTTTTTTCTATCCTCACCTACATTACCTTGCATCCAATGTCCAACAGAAAGAAAAGCAAAATCCTCAGGGATTGAATTAATGTCATTAAATAACCCCTTACTAGCTAATTCATTGCGTTTTAAGGGTTTATATAAATCTATCAAAGCCCCTTCTAATAATACTTTTATAGGTTTTTCTAGTTTTATTTGTCTTAACAAATTACCATTTTGGTCTTTATGATCAAAAGCCGTAGTTTCAAAAACTTTTTTAGAATGTTCAGATGATACTAGGTTTAAGTCCATTCGATTTAGCCCCTCTATCCATTGTGGGGCACAGTGGGTAGTTTCAATCCCTGCGGTCAACCCAATATTATATTTCCCTACTGGTTGAAATTCGTTAGGTACAGTTATCTGACACCAAATATCGGGTTTATTTGTTATTTTCTCGACAAATAGTGATTTTAAAAAACCCCATTCTTCTTTATGGTCATTAATAAAACCCCATGCACAATTCCCCCATCTTTGGGGTAAAATTTTCACATCATATTTATCTAGATTTACTAGGGCTTTAACAAAATCTCTACTTCTGGAACCATATCCCGAATAGGTGTCTATGGGGCAACTTATATAAAAAGAATTTTTCATTAATATATTATTTTATGTGATAAAACCTGTTTTTCTACTGTGGTATCAGTTATAAATTCATATTTGGGTCTAGGTGTCCAAGTATCAAATAAAGTATCAATAGCATTTATAATCCTATTAGACATTTTCTCAGAGGTAAAACCAGCTTCATCACCAATAGCCCATTTATGACCTTCTAACCCTACTTTTTTTCTTTCTGAGGGAGATAAATTATATAAATTTTCAATTTGTACAGCGGCATCCTCCCAACTACATCTATCATCAAAAATATATGGAGTAGTAGGAGAACCCTGTAAGGATATGGATGTAGGGTATACGGGAAAAGCCCAATTTCCATGTTTTTTGTAAGTCCCTCTATGGTTAGAAGGTACATCAGGGGATGGGGTATACCAATTCCCCCCATCATCCTCAAATCTCATTTGATCTTGCATCCCTCCAGTAACATTAGCTATAAACGGAGTTCCAGTAAGTAATGCTTCAGTAAGAGCTAAACCCCATCCTTCATTTGAAGATAACAACGCTACTCCATCAGAAATATTATATAGGTAACTCATATCCTGAGATGATAATTTATTCCCTATTATCTGAATATTGCTTTCGTTATCGGGAAAAAGGTATTCTATAACTCTAGGTATATCTGTACCATTACCATCTACTGGATCAGTTTTTAGTAAAAGGCTACATTTTTTAGCTTTAGATTTAGGTAACTTTTCAGTAAAAACTTTCCAAGCTAACAGCAAATCCATTATTGACTTACGTCTAATATTTCTAGAGTTAAATAATAAAGTAAATTCATAATCTTTACCCTGATATATTTTATTTTTAAATTCTAGTAAATCAGGATCTTCTGAATGGATTGGTTTGAAAATTTTATTGTTTAACCCATGAGGTACATACTCAATAACTTTATTTTTAGCCTTATCCCCTAAAACCATTTTATTAATATTTACGGTTTGTTTAGATATTCCTAATAAAGCATCACAGCTATCATAAAAATCTTTATTATATACGGGTGCAGGCACATCGTCCCAAATATTAAGATAAATAAAAGGAATTTTTACTCTGAATTCATTTTCAACTTCAAATAACCATTTATAATATCTAGGGTCTGTTATAAAAAATATAGCATCGGGTTTTTCTATATCTATTACTTGTCTTAATATTCCTATATCACCATAACCATCAACTGGATATATAAAAACAGATGCATCCTGTACTTTACTTTCACCTCTAATAGGTTCAGATATATCAAATCTTTTTCCTTTATCAGGATGTTTAACTGCTCCTGCGATACATGCAAAGTTAAACCTATGACATGAATTTAAAACAAATTCCCTGCCTATTTGTGCTACACCAGAGTGAACTCTAATATCATCCCCTAATAGGAGAATTTTTTTCCTCTGATCCCGAGGAATATAACCTTCTTTCATATTATTTTTTTAAAACTTATTTTTCAATGTTGAATTCCAAATTTGTATGTGATGATACTTGCTTTCTAAATTCTTCATTGGTAAGATACAAATGAATGCTGCGTTCTGCAAGTTTTTGGAAAGAGAATTTACGTTTAATACATTCTACCCTAAAATCATCCCACATATTGGAATCTATCTTTACACTAGTTAACTTTTGATTACTCATGACAAATATTTTTATTAATAACGTTTGATATAAATATACATAAATATATTAAAAATTAAAATTCTATTCCAACCTTGCAAAGATTTTTATTGTCTGCATAGGGACAAAATCTACAACTATTGCCTGGTTTCGGGGAATGTGGGGTATCGTTGTGTCCTGATTTATTAAATGCTTCAGATATAAAAGTATTTAAAAATTTAGTAGCTTTATTTACTTTAACTTTACCTGATGCAGGTTTGAAAGTTTGGATTCTAGAAATAGCAAAATCAGAAAACTCAGGTACTTTTCGTTTAACTATAAAAAACTCTACATCTATTTTTTCTAATGGAATTCCATATTGTTCTGAAAAAAACTTTTTATATAAAACTAATTGGGTTTGTTTAATTTCATCTTTTTTAGTTTTACTCCCCCATCCCCTAGTTGAGGTTTTTATATCGTAAATGTAAAATTTATCTTCCCATTCATTATATAACACTAAATCTAAGTAACCCATATACATGACATTATTTAGGTTTTTATTAGGTTGTATAACAATAGGAATTTCACATCCTACTAAAAATGTATCTCTTCTAGTAAAATACTTACGTCTTCGTTTCTTAAAGAATTCTATAATAGCTACTCCATCCTCATAAAATTCTCTCATTTCATCCGGAGTAGTGAAGTGTTTGTTATTATTAGATTCAAATTGATTAGTGTAATTTTCTCTAAAAGAATTTTCAAATATCTCTACTGTATTTTCCCTATCTGCGGCGGCCCCAGATATTTCAAACATTGTAGTCATATAATGTTGTAAAGCCTCATGTAAAGCTGTACCAAAAACAGTATGGATGTTTGATGTAAAAATTTTATGGCCATCTCTATACATAAGAGCCCATTTCTTGGGGCACTCCAAAAACATAGACATCTGAGAATATGATATATTCTTTTGATAAGAATAGTTAATCTCGGGTAATTCAAAATTTTGAATTTCTTTAACTATTTTTGGAATTTTTTTCTTGGCCATTTTAGGCTTTTAGTAATTTAGTAATTTCTTTTTTTTCAAAACCCATTTTACCTAATATACCTTTAATTTTAGGTTTTCCTAGAATATCAAAATATTCTTTTGCTTCTTTTTTAGAGCATTCAAAGTGATTAGACAGCAGCTCTATTAAATCTACATTATATTTGGTAATATTACCTTTTATATATTTAAGAAATACCTTGCGTTTAGGTATTAATTCTCTATAAATGGTATAAATTTGTTGCTTTTCAGTGGGTAAAATAGTTTGGACCTCATTAGATAGTTCTACATAATAGGGATTCATAGATATAAACCTATGGATCATATAACTATTAAAAGATTCCCAATCTTGTTCACTAAATGAATCTGCTGGAGATTTTTTATAGGTAATTTCCTCTAACCAATTCCAAATTGTCATACGCAATATTCACTATATTCTTCACGTAGATCTGGTGGGATGGTATCTTTAAGAATTTTCCCTGTTTTAACATCATAGAAAATAGGTAGGGGCATAATGGCATCTTCATCTGTACCAGCTACGAATTTTGATACTTGACGTAGTATCATTCCCTGTTGAAATACTACATCTCCGTCAGGAGTTTTAACCGCTGTAGTATTTTTCATATCAATGTTAAGTTGTGGTTGATTAGTTTGTTGTTCCATAATAAAATTTAAATAATTGTGTTTGATTTTTTTAATTCAATAATTTTAGCTATAGCAGACATAATATTAATTTCCTTATCAATTCTGAAATTGGCTTGGTATAAATGGGTATTAAGTATTACAGCTATAGAACCCTCTAATTCAGGGGCGTATTTAGAGGCATAATCAAATAAAGCTCTAAATAGTTCTTCATAGTCATTTACTCCAGAATCAGCTATTATCTGTCGCAAATCTTTAAAATTAGGTTTAGTACCTGATAGTTCCTTAATAACACTTTTAATATAATTTGATGATACTAAAACATTTTTATCAGGTTGTAATTTACCCTCATTAGTAGAAAATTGTACAGTATTAAGTATTTTCCTTAGATCAGGATAATGTTTATTTACTATAGCACCTATAGCTTCTAATTCAAAGGTTATATCTTCTTTACATAGAATGTCATGTACATGACGTGCTATTTCCTGTTTAGATTGTGGTACTATTTTAAGTACCTGACATCTTGATTGTAATGGGTCTATAATTCGTTCTATAAAATTACAAGTCATTACAAATCGTGTATTACGAGAAAAAGTTTCTATTATATTTCTAAGAGAGGCTTGTGCCTGAATAGTTAGGAAATCAGCCTCGTCTAAGATAATAATTTTAATAGGTTTAAAAGATGCAGCACTAGCAAAATCAACAACCTTATTTCTAATAGTTTCTATTCCCCGTTCATCCGATGCATTAATGTATAAATAATCACAATCTAAATTTTTAACTATAATTTTAGCTAGTGTTGTTTTTCCACTACCTGCGGGGCCATAAAATATAAAGTTTTGAATATCATTATTACTTAGATACTGTGAAATAGTTTGTTTGACATTTTCATTACCTACAAAGGTATCTAAATTTTGTGGTCTATATTTCTCATTTAGGAGAGTATGATTCATAACATTTATTTATATTAAGTTACGCACCCTGCTTGAATTCTCCAAATAAACCATAACGTTTCTCTGGTTCTTCTTTAACTATAATTTCCTCTTCTTTTGTTTTGAGAGCGTATAATTTAGAGTCCAGGGGGGCTAATCTATATTCCCCCCTGAACTCTGTAGCTTGGAAGTAAGCTTCTAATACGTCCGTAAGAGATGGGTGGATTACTTCATAAGGATCATCCTTTAACATCCACTTATCTCCAGGTGGTACCCTAACTGCTATGAGTTCAGGAAATTCAACTATTTCAGTCCGGTTTTCCATTAAAACATACCATTATAGTTAGGAGTAGCTTCTTCCTCACTAGGTTCTTCTACTACTACACATTCTGTTAATAATACAGTTCCAGCAACTGATGAAGCATTTTCAAGGGCTGTTCTAGTTACTTTAGTTGGATCAATAATTCCTGATTTTCTCATGTCAATATAAGATTCATTTTTTAAATCAAATCCTGTCCAAGTATCATTTGAATCTAGGATTGTATTGATAGTTTCATAAATAGTACTAGGACCATAACCTGCATTGGTTAAAATCTGTTCTAGTGGTTTATAACATGCTTGTTTTACTAAATCAATACCTAAACAAAAATCCTGAGATAAAGAACTGTCTTTATGGTTTAGAGCTTCACTTGCATAAATGAGTGCTGCTCCACCTCCGGGGACAATACCTTCTTCTAATGCAGCTTTTGTTGCATTGAGAGCATCATCTACTCGATCTTTTTTCTCATGCATTTCTGTTTCATTATAACCACCAACATGGATTATAGAAACACCACCAACCATTCTACCTAAACGATCTTGTAGTTTTTCCATTTCAAATGGTGATGCCGCATTTTCAATTTGTGATTGAAGTTCACCTACTCGACGATTAATATCTTCAACTTTACCTTTACCATCAACAATTGTTGTTTGGTCCTTAGTAATAGTAACTGTACGAGCTTCTCCAAACCAGTCCCAACTGAATTTCTCAAGTTTCATTCCTTTGTTTTTATCAAAAACTTGACCACCAGTTAGTACTGCAATGTCTTCAAGAACTAATTTTTGTCTATCACCGAATTCAGGTGCTTTTACAGCTGCTACTTTTAGAGTACCTCTAGCTTTATTAACAATAAGAGTAGCCAAAGCTTCATTATCAATATCACTAGCTATAATTAAAAGTGATTTATTAGTTGTAGAAACACTTTCCAGAATTGGTAATAAATCCTTAACAGTAGAAAATTTATGATCAGCAATTAGAATATAAGGATTTTCTAAAGTACAAGTCATAGTAGAATTATCAGTAACAAAAAAATGAGATTTATAGCCTCTATCAAATTGCATACCCTCTACTGTTTCAAGATAAGTTTCTCCAGATTTAGATTCTTCAATATGCACAATCCCATCTCTGCCCACTTTATCAATTGCAGAGGCAATAAGTTTTCCTACTTCAGGGTCATTATTGGCTGAAATAGTGGCAACTTGTTCTAATTGTTCTTCAGAAGAAATATCTTCTGCTACTTTTTCTTTAAGACAATCTACTACTTTTTTAGTGGCATAATCAATCCCTCTTTTAACTTCTACTGAGTTAACTCCTCTATTAATACTAGATAAACCTTTTTTAATAATTTCTCTTGCTAGTAGAGTAGATGTAGTAGTACCATCCCCTGCTGAGTCTGCAGTTTGAATAGCTGCTTGTTTTACTAACTGTACTCCTGATTCCTTAATGGGATCTTTTAAGTTAATATTTTTAGCTACAGTTACTCCGTCTTTTGTGGATTTAATGGGTTCATTAGCTTTGGAGATTACTACGTTTCTACCATTAGGACCTAAAGTAGAAACAACAGCATCTGCTAATGTATCAATACCTGTAACTAGTTTTTCTCGAGCATCTGCTCCTAATTCAATAATCTTTGACATAAACTTTTATTTAAAATGGTAATTCTTGTTGGTGATCTTCATCAGTAATACGGGCTAATAATTGATTCTCAGGTCCTACATAATACTCTTCCCCATCAAATTCCATACGCGTAAATCCCATTGTAGGAACAATTACGGTTTGTCCTACTTTTACTGTTGTAGGAATTAAATTTCCATTGATGGTTCGTTTTCCAGGACCAACTGCTACAACTACTGCACGTTGGTTTTTTTCTTTACCCATATCAGGAACTACAATTGAACCATAAGTAGTATCTTCTTCTTCTACGGGTTTTACAATAACTGCATCAAACAATGCTTCTAACTTCTTCATAAACTTTTTTAAGATTTAAATATACAAAAAATGACCTAGGAGGCAAAACAAATTAATTGATCTTTAAAGATCTGGGTTTAGCAGTATCAGCAAATGGGATGGAGATTTCTAATAATCCATTATTCATTTCGGCTGCTGCTTTGGTTAAATTAAATTTAGAGCTAATTTTATATCCTAAATTAAAGGATCTTTTAGCTACTCCTCTGTGAATATACTTGTACCCATTATCTGTTTCGTTTTTCTCCTTATTGTAAGAAACACGAAGTACATCTCCTTCAATGTTGATATCAACATCTTTTTTAGTGAGACCAGTGCAAGCGATTTCAAAATGTAGACCAAAATCTGATTCGTAAATGTCTACAGGGTGAGGAATTTTACTTTCCACTACAGGAAAGAAATTACGATCAGGTTCGAAAAAGTTTCGAAATAATAAATCAAAAGGGTGAACGTTTCGTTCTAAAATATGTGTACTCATAGTTACAAAATTTGTGAGTGCCTAAGCTACTCGGTTAAAAAAATAAAACAATTTACTGCCTCCTAGGTCAGTTTTATTATACATATAATTAAAATTCATTTTCTGCTTGTTGAACCATAAAATAGGTACTAGTTATTTTACCTCTTTTGAAGGTTATTTTCATTAAACCTTCGGTACTTAATTGAATTAGACCTTCATCTGAATTCTTATTTACATTTAAGATATCTCTAAATTTGTCTAAATTAAAAGGCATTTTAGTTCCCATTTTATTTATTTTACCTCTTAGTTGGTATGATATTTTATTATCATGTCCTCCTTCTTCACCTAAAATAACTTCACAAACAGGATCACCATCTAAATCTTTAGTAGTACCTATAACTAACTTAGCAGTCTCAGACATTGCACTTCTTGCTTTAACAAGATTAAGTACATCCTCTGGATTTAATTCTAATTCTATATCGTATTCAATTTCCCTAATGGTACCTACTTTGGGGATAAGTAAGGCATCAGCTAATGCATATACTGTATTGAATTTTTCATCTGATATTTTTAGTTTAGTAGGAACTTTATTAGTTTTTTCTACTTCCATTAATATCTCACCTTCACATAAATCAACTAATGATTGTATCTTTTTAGTGTTAAAAATAGGTAGATCTATATTTTCGAATTCTATATCCTCACATTTAACATTTCCTATAACATCTTTACTAGGTGTAGTAAAATTAACAGTTAAAGTATTATCCATAAAAGACCACACTACATGTTCATTTACTTTTAAGTAATATCTATTTATAAAACTTTGTAAATCTACTTTTTTAATCATAACTAAAATTTAAAAAACTTTTGTTGGTATGGGTTTAAATTTAAAACCCACCCAAGGTCATTAAAAAAACCTTCTAATTTATTTAAAAGAATACTATCAAAAACCTTTTTCCTATCAGCATATTTTTCTATGAATTCATTTATTTTAGGTGGGATATCAGCACCCGGCATAAAAGCTAATGATTCTATATGGTATGGGTTAGGTTTTAAGTAAATCCATTTAATTTTACTGCCCTGGGTAATATAGGGGTATTGAGTATTAAGTTTCCAAAATCTAAGTAAATCATTATAAGCAACAGTAGCCTTAATAGCTGCAGTAGCACCTTTTTCTAAAGTAGAAAACATTTCTCCTGCAAGGGGTTTTTTACTAACATACTTATTTAGTTTTTTAACAGATTGGGGATTACCTAATTCAGCAAGAGGGATAGTACCATCTAATATCTGTGATTTAAATTCCTTAACTCTGGTAATTATTTCCTCTTGCTCTGTACCTTTTAACACATCAATTAAAATATTCTTAAAAAATTTACCTAAAATAGGGGGAAAATTAGCCTTTTTAAATTCTAACCCTTTCACATCAAGTGATTCTTTAGTTATACCCTCTTGTTTAGTAATCCATTGAGCATATCTACGAGTAGCTCTAAAATAAGCTGAGCGAATAACACATTCAGTTTTCATTTCGAGTCTATGGGATTTGACATTGAAGCAATTTTCAGCCAATGTGTCATATGAAGTAGTAATAATATCCTGATACTTAAGAGCAATTTTTTCTAATGCTTCATCCTTTTGTTCATCAGACATAATGTCAAAATCAGGGTAAAGATATCTTAGCATTGGTTCAGCATGGATGTAAACAGAGTCAGTATCCATGTAAGCACAATAGTTAGTGTCCTCTTCGTTACAAATATACCAGGGTGTAGTTTCTAATTCTTTCATTAAAATCTATCTTCTATTGAAGGTCCTTTAAACATTCCTCTGTCCTTTTCTCCCTGTGAATTTAATAAAGGACCATCGGTTTTTATAATAAAATGTTGATTTTCTTTTTCTAATAAAATTTCTCCTCCATGTTTAAGAAGTTTCTTGAACTGTTTAATTAGATTCTCACTCCAATTTTCACTTATTTTCATAACTTCTTTCTTATCTATAGGTCTACCGTTTAGTAAAACTATAGAACCTCTTTTAAATGCATGTCCAGTTAATTTCATATTTCAAATGGTTGATTTTCTTTGATTACTTTATTCATATGTTTGTTTACGCATAAAGCCGATTCTTGAATAATGCGCTGACCCGACAAAGTTATAGCTTCAGATAAAATAACAGAACCATATCTAAAGCTAGGTAATGCAGTAGCACCATAAAGTGAGTTTAGTAGGATTTTCATGGTATACTGTTTCATATGAAATGATGCGCCTAATTCATTATTACCTGATTTGTATGCTTTTTTCATTTCAGTTTTATACTTAACCCGTTCATCAAACCATTTATTAAGTATAGTAGATAAAACGGATTGTTTATCAGTTCTAAAAAACACTCCATTAGCTGATATAGACATTCCCATGTCTTTAATTAAGTTAATTAGTTTACCTATTTTTATTTGAGTTCTTTGGCGTTTAGCATTTTCTATAGTTATTTCCTTTTCAGGGTCTTTATTCATTAAATCATTAAGACCAAGACGATTATTCCTATCATCGGCATCAAGAATTCTACCAACTAATGTTTCCTTGCCTATATTAATAGTCATAATAATAGAAGGATATAATGAAGTTAGATCTTCATCAAACATGTAATTGTAAATACCTGCTTTAGGACAGAATAAAAAACCACCAGCATAACCCTTTTTAGTAATATTACTTTTATCTTTGGAAGGTGGGATTAATCCTTGTTCTAATAAATATGCTGAGATAGCACCATCTTGGGTTTTAGTGTTGGCATAGACTTCACTATAATTATGTTTACCCTTATGGGATAGATTTTTGGTGAGTGCCAGGTATTCTAATTTCTCGTCTAATAGTTTTAGAATCTCAACATCACGAAAGTTATATTCAATAAATTTATTAATATCAGATTCAAACAAATCATCAAGATTACCTTCGTACTCAATTTTATTTACACCAACATATTTTTCGCCAATAGCATCTAAACGGTAAGATGGTTCATCAGCCCAACTATATTTTTTGTGTAAACGCATGTAATCAAGAGATTCAACCCCCATGATTTGAATATATTGATCCTTAAACCAGGGGGTTTCTCTTACTTTTTGAATAGGAGAAAGATGGGCAGCTATATCTTCACCTAACACATTACACATCCTATAATAAAGATAAGGCACATCAAAATAATCACTATTCCAACCCACAATAATATCAGGGTCCATTTCTCGAAACTTTTCAAGAAATTTGTAAAGAAGTTCCCGTTCTGTTTGTACTGGGATTATTTCTTGATTTTTATTTTTAGTATACTCTAATTGCCGTTTAGTATCTAAAATTAAGATGCCCCACTGATCAACTTGCTTATCATACCAGGCAATAGAAGTTACTTTTTTAGGGGCTCGTTTTATATAATCCTCAGTAAGAGCATCTCCCATTTCGGTTTCAATATCAAAAAATACTTCTCTATGTGTAACTGAAGGTTCATCATTAGTGCCATATTTTTCTATAAGGAACTTTTGATGGGCAGGTATATCCCAATAATGAAGATTAGGCTCCTCTCTTTCCCATTTAGAAGTAATTTTTAGAGGTTCACCATTTAAACCAGTGTGAGTGGCTGATCCAGGATCACATTCCCTATAAGATTTATTGATCCACTCTATTTCTTCTTTACCAGCATCGGTCCATAGGTGGATTTTGTGTTTATTTTTTCCTATAGGTTGGGCGTATATTTTCTTATACATTAAAGAATTTTGATAAGTCAGGACGGAAATAGTTAACAGATTTCATTACTTTTTTATCACTTGTTCTGTATACAACATAATTACTACCTACTTCCTCATAATGGCAGGGTTCACCTTGTTGCTCAGAACGTACTTTAACTGTTTCCTTAGCTTCTTCTAATGTAGTGCAAATTTTAGATAAATTAGAAGCTTGTACTTCTTGATATGCTTCCCAAATTTTATCTTTTAATCCAAATACCATAGCACCATTACCTAGTCCTACGTAAGTGATATCTAGGATTGCATCTAATACCTCCTGAATATTTTCTTGTTCAACAGCTTCTCGGAGTTCATCTAATTCTTCTTGAATAAAATTAATAACAAACTCAGCATCTTTTTTATCTATAGTGGGTTCAGTTCTATTCTGCCATTCTTTACCCATTACAGTATTAAATTCTTCTACTTCTGTAACAAATGGGACATACTGCCCTTCAAACTTTGAAGTAATATTATCTGCTAATTGTTCAGTCCATAATGTAGGATCATCATGAAATGGAAGTTGAATCAATGATTCTCGGATTTCTTGTTTGATTAATTTTTTAAAATATGACATAACGTTTTATTGATAAGTGTTTAAACCATAGCCAATCATATGCATTACCTCTTGTTTAGCAGTTTTATCGTGCTCTGCAAATACACCGCTAACTTCAGATGTAATCATACTGGCTCCCATATGTTTTACTCCTCTACAAGATACACAATTATGTGTAGCTTGCATAACAACCATCACGCCTTTATTTCCTTCTACTACTTTAGAAGTGGCATTGTGGATAGCCATTGTGAGTTGTTCTTGAATTGCTCCTCGTCTTGAGAAATGCTCTACAATACGATTTAATTTAGATAAACCAATTACTCGTCCCTCTTCACCAGGAATATAAGCAATATGTGCTTTACCTAAAATTGTTTGGTGGTGGTGTGAACATTGAGAAACAACAGGGATATCTTTTTCTAATACAATTCCTTTATAACCATCAGATGGAAATGAAGTAACATCAGAAATGGAATCATATCTACCCCTCCATAAATCGTTTACATATGCTTTAGCAACACGTTTTGGTGTTTCCATTGAATTAGGATCGTTTTCCCAATCGCATTTTAGAGCAGTAAGGAATTTGCCATAATGGTGAGCTGCTTCATTGATCATTTCTTGTTTTTGTTCATCCGTTAAGGGATAATCTGCAGCAACTCCATTTGCAAATCCCTTTTGTACACATTCTATATCATTGTGTAATTTTCTTCTGTTATTCTCCATTATCTTATTTACTTAAATATACGAAATATTTTTTGCTT